CCCGGGATAGGCCGTTAGGCCAGGGTCTGCTCTGAATACTTCTCAAGATTCAGAGCGGCGAAGATGGTTACCCATCTGCGCCACCCCACACTCGTAAGACTAGAGTGTGACGCATCGTGATAGTCCCAACAGGGGGCGAACGCGAGGCGTTTTGTGTAGCGGACGTTGTCTTTTCTAGACATTATGCGTCCGTCCCGAAGGTTCCCACTGACCGCGCTTAAGAGTATCCCAGGTGGGTTATTTCTAACCTTTCTAGACACATTTGGGCGATCCCCAACGCTAAGGAGTGACAAAGAATTGCTTTCAGGCATCCACCGTTGGTAAACGACGGTACCCTGAAAACGTCTACTCCAACGTAAGCCCTTGTGAGGCCTACGTCTTAATTGCGGAACAACCATATCATATGGGACCTTAACACCAGAAACATCAGACTCCCAAGGGGGTACGGGTATATTCTTAACCGTTCCCAAGAGGGCCTGAATGGTGCTATAAAGCAAGATCCCGTGATTGGCTGACCACACGTTGAGTCTGTTGATCAATGAGTAACGATCCTGCATGCTAGACAGTCTTTGGCAATAAACACCACGGACCGGATAGCCAGACCAAAAGTCTGAACCGCAGGATTCTCGGAATGGCCCTTCGTTGAAGCTCTTGTCATCATTGACAAGGAAACCAATACGCTTTAAAACGGAGACGACTAAGTCGTACGCATCACTGCGGACGATGATGTCATCCCCAAAGACAGCATAGTTTCCAAGCTGCCCACCTTTGGGGTGGATCGGTGCAATGCCGATCGCTCGGTACACACCGACGACAACGCAAGCGAAGAGAATCGTCTGAAGTGGGAAAGTAAAAGCATTCCCCATAGACGACACCATGTGTAGGTCGAGCAGGCTCCCGTCAGGGAGCTCAACCTTAGGACTGCGGGTTTGCATAAGCCAGGATAGTGTACCACCTGGCAGAACGCGCCTTAGGAGTCCTAAAGAGATCGAGTCAGAGGCTGACGATAAGTCAATGGTGCCAAAAGCACCATTCTCTGAACCCTCTCTAGCTAGCTGTCGGTTCTTGTCAGGCTGAGTGGAAAGGTTAATTCCAAACCTCTCTTCTAGACGAGACTCAAACACAGCAGCTATCCCCTTCTGAAAAAGCATATTCAGAAGTGGCTCGGTACATATGGTCCTTGAGATTTCCGAGGTTTTCGGAACAAAGGAAAGCTTGTTACCTGGTACTAAAAGGAAGTCGCCTAAAAGGTTTGACCTTAATGATTCGGTCTCCGCCCAAAGGCTGTACTTTCTCGCGACACCTCCATTGTAGAGGTTGTACAATGACTTAGAAGTCCCGGACATCGGGGAAGCAGCTAGTTTATGATAAAAGCTGCCACCCGTGGCACCGATCGAAGCACCAGGCCCGATCCCAATATTGGCGCAAACATCATACGCGCTTAGTATAGGAGTAAAGGCTTCGTAGTGAAAGAAGTTGTACACTTCACTACTAAATTCACCGAGACAAATTTCTTCTATCTCAGTGATTCGGGAACGATCGATGTCTACGAACCTAGCGCAACGAGCGTTAGATTCGAGGAACTTCTGCAGCGCCAAAAGATCGGCATTCGAGGCTTTAACACCTTCGAACTTCTTAAAGATTGAAGAACGAAGAGCCAAGGCTGCATATTCTTTTGCACTAATGCCAGGCCACGGTTCGATCTTATGACTTTCGTCACAAAGGTCATTCCATGACACGGTAGGGAGTGCAGCAGATAAGTCACTTACCAGGTGAAGAAAAAGAGCATGAGAGCAAATGCCCATCACGTATATCCTCGTCGAAAGTTCACTACCAAGGGGGATTACCTCCTGGATGTCGTCTGACATCTGGTTGGATTCCCCCCTCGATAGTTGCGGTGGTTAAATGATGCCGGACACACCGGTGTCACCGATGCCAGCCGAAGCTTGCGAGAGTGAACCGATATGCATCGACAACGCCGCACGAACGTTCGGCGCATCCGCTGTATCCGCCCCAGCCGGCACCTCGATGATCGTTCTGATCATCATAGTTGCATAAGGCTGGCCCGCAAGGGGTAAAACTCCTTTACGGGTATTAAGCGTGTACGTGTTGCGCGGTACGCTAGCAACGAGGCCCGTCACCGGGTTCGGCTTCCCAAGGGCTTTGAAAACCTTGGGTCGCGTGAACGTGGTGGTGAAAGGAGACGCTACAGAGTGGGCAGTTACGCCCGCTTGAGTGCCTCCCAGGGCAGTAACGGCTACTTGCTTGCCGTTGCTGTCCGGGGCCACGTCGGTGACGTGGGTATACGTGGGACTGGTAAAACCAGTCTGAGCTGCTCCAGTAACTGGAGAAGTAAGGGTTACTGACATTTGGTACCTTGTGGCCAACAGGCCAAAATACTACAGATTAGTAGAAAGGAGTAACTCGCTTATTAGCGGAAAACAGAGCCCATAAATTAATGAATTGACGGGATGCACCAGGAAACCTGAACGTCAGTGCTGGAATTCCTACACTGTCAACAGGCGACCTATCCACTTTTGTGCGAGTCCATACGCACTTGCCAAGAGTACCGCCACAATCTGTAAAGTTGCCACTGCCAAAGGGGTAGTTCTGCTTCGTTTTCGTCTTGTTAATACTCCCGAGCTGCGATGTTTCGCTAGTCCCGGAATAACGAGCCGTTAAGCATCCCCAATTAACCTCGGCAGAGGAGGCAGCATTTGCAGATATTACGTCACCAATATTGGTGAAGTAATCGATGAAGAATGACCATGGTAAAAGCTCCCAGGCAGTCGGGATAAACTCGTCCCACCTGAAACCAAAAAGATCCATGGCGCGGTCAATCTGTGATTGAGGACCGGATTTATTGGCCCTCACAGATGCGATATAACGAACGGTACACTTTTGACTGTTTTTTATCGAATAAAACCAATAGATAAAATTGGTCGCAGTCTCCGAAACCGTCATACCTAGATCGCGTTCTTCAACGCCGGAAGCTCGAATATTAACAGACTCGTCCTTCGACGCCAACAACCTCGCGTAGGCCTTTAAGCCTCCTTGAATGTCGTTGAAGAGCGGGGACCATCCAAACGAGTATTCCAGCCAAGTATCCTGCAAAACTCTTTTCCGTTGAGATGTACCTGGATTGCGTGCTTTTCTTTTACTAAGCACGCCTAGATAATCCGATACACCTCGGTAGAGAGCTTCAGCAGGGTGGCGAACCATGTGAACCGCTTCTCGCAGCTCACCCAGGAAAGTCAGACCAGAAACCTGCATCTGGGCTTCCCTGACCTTCTTATAGAAGGCGGTTTTGGCTTTATTGTTAGCGGCAGTAAACAACGAAAGGTCCCAACTCACAGGGCTGGCCAATTGGCCTAAATAGCCCCCGATTGCCCCATCCGCCGCCGGTTGCCTGTTAAGGCTATTGATACCTAAAACATAGGCATCAGTAGGCGTGTTATGGATGGTATGCTTTTCCCCACTAAAAGTGGTTGTAGCATTAGAACCAATGCGTGTGAGCCATCGCCAGTTCGGACACGATGTACCCGACCGTTTGTTAGTCCCAGTAAGAGTCCAAGGGGAGCGTATGTAAGCGCCCCCCGTAAACCCGTTTCCGAGATTACATTGGTAGGAGTCCATTATGTACTTGAATGGTTTTGTCTCGTTCACGCAAATTCTCCGTTGAAATACGGTGGGTCGTTAACATTGACCCAAAGGGGCTCCACCCTCACTGACGGAAGAGCTCGAGTTGGTCACCTATTCCATCATGACAGATAGCGGCGGGTTTCCCCGACGCACCTATCACGACTTCGTAGGTGGGACGCTCGAGATTCCGAAGGAAGAGCCAGGGCACGACAAAGTTGTCCTCGTCGATGCACAGCAAGTCTGCGGCCTCACGGCTACAGACGACTGTAGTGTCAATTTTGGACATGTAAACTTTAACGGGCATCTGAACTCTCCTTAAGATCAGGTTGAGTGGTTGGCTTAGCGGCGTCCGAGTCTTTCCCGAAAGAAATACCAGAAGCAAGCATCAGCCGAAACCTGGACAGAAGTATATGGATAGTAAAACGTCCATACACCGATATCCTGGCTAGAATGGTGCTAACCATGGTATCTCCGAAGGATTGATAATCCCTACTCCCGAAGGGGAGCAAGGGGTCGGGCGCCG